CTGCACTAGTAATATCAGCAGCATTCGGCTGAGTTGGTAAACTAGAATTATCAGGCAGTAAACCAGTTGCGAAAGGATTTTGTGCCATTCCGTAACGAGTTTTAAAACCGATTTTAGGTTGGAAAGTTTGCTCACCAACGGCACGAACCATCTGTAGTGGGATATATGGGCAATAGAAAATACCCGCATCATAAGCAGAAGGTCCTTTGTAACCCATGCAGTAGTACTGATTTTCAGACTGGTTTGCAGAGTATGGGTCGATGTAAACTTTGTATTTACCGTTAAGTACACCTGCGAAAGTATTACCTGCGTCATCGATTGCTAAGTTGTTATTCAAAGCAGGAGTATAATCCAATACACCTGCTGCTTGAAGAGCAGAAGCAACGTCTGAAGAACAGATCATTACATTACCACGTCCACGACGAGTAAGTTGAGCAATTGCATTGGCATCACGTTCGATTTGAAAGTGAAGACCTTTGAATTTTTCAACTGACCAACGACCGTTAGAATCTGTATCTAAGTCGAAGATACCGGGAGTAGTTGTATTAACCTGAGCACCGGGAGTAGCAGTAAAGTAAATCGTACGAATTACTTCACGGTTAATCTCAGCAAGAATTTCACTAGAAAGAATATTTGCTAGTTCAGATTCTGCTTCAAGACCATGAATTGCTTTCAAGTCCTGTGCAAGTTCCATTGTGTATTCGGCCTTTAATGCACGAGTTCTAGCTTCAACACTAGACTTCTCGATTGAGAAAGACATTTCAGGGAATGGATTAGTAGGTTCATCGCCTAATGCTTCACCTTCTGGTGTAGTCATAGCCTTACCTGTGGTATATGGATCATCACCTAGAGGATCACTACCAGCATGAGAACCATTTTTATTGGCAGCTGAATGACCAGTATCTGCTTCATTGTAGAATGCTTCTTTTGAACCAGCACCGTCCATTTTGTTGTACTTGGATCTCATTGCAAAGATTAGACCAGTAGGTCCTGTCATTGGTTGTACACCGCAAACATCATAGGCAATAAGATTAGGCATTGCGCGACGTACAAGTGAAATTAGAATTGGATCCCAATTTTGAACTCCACCTGTGTTACTTGTAGGGGCATCTTCACTTAGGAAAGCTTTTTGCTCTTTAAGTGCGGCCTCTTGGTTTTCTAAAATAATTGATGTGACTGCTCTTCTGTAAGGATCTTTCACTTCTGATAGATCAGGATGATCCAATACAGGCTGCCACTTCTCTTGTAAGTGTTCTGATTTGAACATTTTATTTTCTCCTTTTGAGTATGTATTTTTTATTTATAAAAAACAACTCTTATACTTCCTGTTATTTAAAGAATTTACTAGACCTGCTAATTGCACTTACGTATTTTGAAACTGAAGACCCCTCAGTAAGAGTTGACTTCGAGGTTTCATCAACTGTATCAACAGACTGTACTTCCTCTTCCACGGAATCATATTTTGAACCAAAATAATTTTCCTTAATCGTATTAAGCTTTTCAGTAAAACTTTCGTTATCTGTATACTCAATATCCTCACATAGAGACTTAAACTTTTCAGTTTCACTATGAGTTAAGTCTTCACTTACTTCATAGATCAATGCGTCTCTAACCAAACTTCCGATCTTGTTAGACATCTTAATGTTGTCTTCCAGTGACTCATTCAGTTTTTTCTCAAGTTCATCAATCTTTTCAGATTGCTCTTCAAGTACGTTGTATTTCTCATCTGGAACATCAATATAATGTTCTTCGAAAAGATTTTTCATACCTGAAATGAACTCTTCGGCAATTTCTGATTTAAGTCCGTTCTCAACCGCAAGTTTATTCTCTTCCATCCATTCTCTTACTACATAAGATAGATAATTATCCACCTTTTCAGTAAGTTCACTTTTGAAAGACTCCACTTCTTCCTGAAGTGATGCTTCCTTCTCTTCTTCGAGACGGGCAACTTCAGTACGAAGTTTTGACTTAATGGCAGATTCAAAGATAGTTTCTGCTTTCTGTAAAAACTCCTCAGATAGTTCTTCACCTTTCACAAGAGCCTCAACGTCCTCAGATACACTTATGTTAGAAATGCGTTCTTCAAATGACTCTTCAACCTTTTCTTCCTCTTCTTCCGAAGATTCATCTTCT